AAGGAACTGACTAATAATAAGGGTGTGTTTCAACTATATAATCGTCACTGCAACTTATCATCCCTATTAATACTACTAATAATAATAATAATTTTTTCATTTTATAAAATTTTAAAAATGGTAGTTCTAAAGAACTACCATTTATTATTATTTTCTATCTCTCATAAAATAATCATATATAAGTCTAGCACTGTGCATTCTATTCATAAAGTTATTTGATTTGGGCCTTTCGTAGTACCTAGCAAACGCCTTCGCCGCTTGTTCTGGGCTTGTAAATCGCGTTTTATTAAAAGAATTTTGCATATATGCTAAGTCACCAGTTTCAAGCCCTTTTACCCAATTACTTATATGAAGTAATTGATTGTTAGATGATAACGAACCATACTTTTTAATAACTAGTCTTTGTAAACTTCTACTCATTTGCACATACCCATAGTAGCCTGAACTGTTTCTTATTGTACTGTTAAATTTGCTTTCAACATACATATTTCCCATTATTCCTGCTGTTACTTGTGGGGAAACACCTCTCTGAATAAAATAGTTCCATATATGACGATATGGTTCGTATTTTGATTTGTTTGTTACTTGTAGTAATTCTTGTGTTTTTCTTTCATACGTTGTATTACTACTTATTGGATTGCAAATTCCGCTAATCCAAATACTTAATGTCATTGCTAAAATAATTACTTTCTTCATTTATTAATTGTTTAAGTTAATATTTGAAAGAAAGTCAAGAATACCTTAATTTAAATCTGATAATTGGTATAATTCTCGGGAAAACTTCTTCTTATAAATACATAAAATATATTTACAGGCTTGCCATTACCTTTGAAAATATAATATCATCTCAACGTTGTATTTTTAATCCTCCCAAGAAAGTTACAGTTTATAATAATAAACTTTTGACTTTCTTACTCGGTATCTATAATATACATCTATGTATTATTATTATCTATAATTAGCCCTTCTTTTTGTTTCTATTTATAAAAGCAGCTACTTTATCTTTATTCAATCTACCAAATCCTAGAAATTCAGTTTTCTGCTTAGTATTACTAGGAGAATAATTTGCATATACTTTTCCTGGTGCAATACCTTCTCCATCAAACATTTTATGCCAATGAATAGCAGAACCACTACCACCAGAGCTTTCTGCCACTTTAACATAAGGGCCATTAACTTCTAACACTATAGCGATATGGTTAGGAGTACCATGCGCTCTAAATGACCCATTTTTATATCTTTGGTTTGAGTTAGCTTTAAATGTATAGAATATTAAATCTCCCGCTTTAGCCTGTTTTGGGTCAGTGAATCTATCTACCATATAGTTATAAAAGGTAGAACCAACCCCACTTACAGGAATTCCCATATCGTCTAATACATCACTTACAAATCCACTACAATCTACAGTCTTTTTATGCCCTCGTGCTCCCCAACCATAAGGTTTTCCTAGGTTTTTCTAAATAGCTTCCATTAGTCCAGGTAATGGTAAAGAACTACCACCTAATAAATTACCACTAGATAACTAAGTAGTATATTTCTAAGTAGTCTATTTCTAATTGCCTGTAGGCATATAATCTTGTAAATCAAAATTATTTATAATATCACGGTTTGGCTCAAAATATGAAAATACAAAATTACCTGTAGTTGGTTTAGGAAGACCAAAGTAATCTTGCACATCATTAAAATCAATGTAATCGTCCTAGAAATCATAATCTGTATCAATCTAATCTGTATTGTTATTTTTGTATAGTACAAACTATATTCCTTTTGTAGGACTGTTGTAATAATCCATATTATTATATTAAAAATTTACTTAAATTAATCTTTTTGTCCTATTGTGGCTATTCTAAAAATTTTTTAATAACTTTACCTTGAGCATTTGTAATAGGACTAATTGGGACTCTATAAAGATTTGAAAATCTTCTTATTGCGTCCTAAAAGAGTTTATCCTAATTCATTTCCATTTTGCAGCATTGCGAGCAAAATTAGCTCTTTTTATTAATTTTCCAGAATACTTATCTTTATTACTTAAGACATGGGAAGCAAATTGTTGTACAGACATTCCTGCTCTGTTAGCGGATTCTGTAAACTTACCTTCATTTTCTTTCTTAATATGAATTTTACTACCTTCCCCGTCTTTATTCACTTTTTTCTTTCTCTTTATTGAATCCATCCCCATCCATATGTTAGTATCAGTTACATTAGGTACTATAAAAGAGTGAGGATCTAAAGTATAATTCTTCTCTTCGAAAATATATTTATTTTTCATAATAACGTAAAATTATTTTTTTCTTTGCGAAATTATAAATAATTTTGCATACAAACAAATAAAAAGATGTAAATGTTAATATGTAGTGAATATGATGGCTTACACTTATGTATTAATATTAAAAATGAAGAAAAAAATTACTGATTTCCTATTTAATTGGATAGATGGCTTTAGTTCTCAAACAAAAACCATAATAATTATTTTAGGTATATTACTTTTTGTGGTATTATTTGTTGGGTAGAATACAAAGGCATATATCAAAGAGAGATTTAACATAGAGCAGATCAAAGAGAAGAAATAGGAAATGTATTTAGAGAAAGCTGCTCCCTAGATTAATGATTTTGTACAAGATATAATAGAAAAAGATACACTCATAAGTAATGTATTATTACTAAATTATCATAATACATTAATTAGTTCAAATGGTTTAGCATATAAACATCTAACCGCAATTACTGAGAAATTTAAAGGTCTAGATAACACCCCATGTATAGAAGATTGGCCAGAACTTCCATATATTAATTATATATAGGAGATTAAAAAAATAAACCAAACCACTTATACCATTTGGGAAAGTAATGATGAAAATAGGATTAACTTTCCTAATTTCACTTATAGACTTAAAAAATCAGATGCTAAATATGCAATATTATGCCCAATAAAGGGAGTAGATGAAAATGTAGGAATGCTGATTGTAATTTACAAGAATAAAATACCAACTATTAACACTGATTATTATTACAAGATAATAGCTCCTAGTATTAGTAGATTGGCTATTCTTTTAGATTATAATACCGTGAAAGAAAAATATGAAAGTTGATAAAGAAAACGGCAATGTAAAATATAATGACGCTAGTCATATATATTGGGATGATAATGGTAAATATATATCTGTAACAACTTTAATAGGAAAATATGGACAACCTTTTAATAGAAAATTTTGGTCAGCCTATAAAGCTTTAGAAAAAATAATGACCCCAGAAGAATTTAAAATGGAGAAAGGACAAATGTTGGCTACAAAAAAAGTGAATGTTCCATATATATTAGAAACATATAATATTAAAGAGGTTGATTTTAATAAAGCACAACAAGATATTTTAGATCAGTGGCAAGAGAAAAATAAACAATCTTGTGCCCGTGGTACTAAAATCCATGCTGAATTAGAAAGCTTATATACTTCAAAGAAAGAAACTGATTTAAAAAAGTTCGGATTGGGAGGAAAGTTTAAAATAAGTACGAATGCTTCACTTAAAGAAGAAAATTTAAAAATACTAGATATAGATAAAGGAGTGTTCCCTGAATACCTAGTATATAGTAATTCTAACGACGGAAAGTTAAAACTTGCTGGACAAATAGACTTATTAATAAAAGATGGTAATGATATAATTATTTACGATTACAAAACTAACGAACACTTAGACGATACTTCATATTTTGACATAAGAACAAAGAAAAATCAAATGATGAAGTATCCCTTAAACACTTTAATGGATTGTAATAAAATACATTATACATTACAATTATCCACATATGCTTGGATGCTTCAAAAACTAAATCCAAACTTTAAGATTAAGAAATTATGTTTAATACATTATGATCACAATGATAATGTTACAGAACATGAGGTACCGTATTTAAAAAAATCAGTAGAAATTATGCTGAAAGATTACAAGAAAAAGCTCTTATTAAAAGAGAAGGCTGATAGTAGAAAGCCCATAGTTTTTTGATGTGCTAAGGAGTATCTTTCAAATTTTTATTTGAGATATTAAAATTATTAATTAAAATATCAATTCTATGGGTTTAGCTGCTATCCTTGATGGACATACTAAGGAATTATTAAAACAAAATAATGATTTATATGAACAGAGAATGGCTATATGCAGAAAATGTCCTTTATTCAAAGTAACTGTAGTAGGACCCGTCTGTAATAGTAATCTCTATTTAAATGTTAAAACTGGAGATGTTAGTAAAACACAAAAAGATGGTTATAAAAAAGGATGTGGATGCAGACTTAATGCTAAAACAAGATTAAGTTATACAAAGTGTCCCTTAAATAAATGGTAAGGTATGAGTGATAATGGTAAAATGAATTATTTTGGTGGTGATACTGCCATCAGTATGGCAAATGCAAAGCCAATAGAAGAGTCTCTTAAAGATGCTGCTATAGAAGCATACAATAAAAATGTTGACTCTTATAAAAAAGCATTAGATGAAAAAACTGCTAGAGAACTTGAAGAAGCGCAAAGAGTAACTGAAAAGATGAAATCTATGGAAATAGTCCCAGTAAATAGTTATGTACTGGTACGTCCATATGAAAAGAATCCTTTTGAAAAGATTGAAGTTACAAATAGTGGTATTGTAATACCTACATACGATGGTAGTTTTAAGAATCCTGATAGCGGAGAACAGGATACTGAATATAATTTATCAGTACAGGCCGATGTAATTGAAGTAGGTCCAGACTGTAAATATGTAAAAGAAGGAGATGTTGTATATTATAGACGCGCGTGTGGAGTTCCGATCCCTTTCTTTAGACAAGGGTTTGAAGTGGTGGCTGAACAGCAAATTCATGTTGTAATAAATGAAGGAATAAAAGCACGCTTTGCAAAACTAAAGAAAAATGGAAAGTGAGAAAATATATTTTTTACCAGGAGATTTAGTAACTTTAAAAAAGGATATTCCAAATAAACCTACAATGCTAGTAGTTAAAAAAGAAACTATGACTTTTAGACCTATAAAAGAAGATGACGAAAAAGAAGAATTCTTCAAAGGTATAAGATGCAGATGGTTTACTACTGAAGGGGCAGTGTAGGAAGCAGTTTTTAATACTAAGGACTTGATTAAAATTTGATAATGACACAATAGCAAACTACTTAGAATACTTAGATGAAGGTCGTAGCTTTAGCTATGCAAATATTGGGTACAAAGAATGAAGCTGAATTAAAGACTGCTTTATCTAAGATGTCTGAAGTTGGAAGAACTAAATTCATTCAGCAATGTTCAAACATAATATAGACTGGAGATTAGTCTCCTGAAAGTCTATAGCAAGCCCAATAGTTAGCTCAAATGGCTCTTGAAGAAGGTCCTGAGCAAGATTATACACAGATGGCTAGACATGGAGCTTCTCTTAATCGATATTATTTTGGCGGAAGGGTTAAAACATATGATGGGAATTATATGGATTTAAAAAAACCTCTTAATAAAGATTAGGTCGAAGGCAGAGAATCCATTGGTGTATATAAAGGGCAATGGATGTACTTAAATGGAGATAAAATAGCTGTACCAAGAGGCAAAGCTAAAGATAAAAGCTATGATGGTACTGCCCATGTAAATCGTGCATATCATGGAATGCTTCTTCCTAAGCCTTAGAAATACAGTGGTGGAGGCTTCTTTAATAAAGTTGGAGACTTTTTTGACGACGTGTGGAGTGGAATAAAACAAGTTCCATAGTTACTTAAAAAAGGAGTAAATACTGTTGGTAATGGAATAGGGAAAGTAATGCAAGGAGCACAAGACTTTTCAAAAAAAGCATATAATGATTATGGAATAGATCTTTCAGGAGCATCTAACACCTTAGCAACTGGTTTATTTAATATATTCAATAACCCAGCATTAAATTCAATTAGTACAATAGGCGATGCTTTATTTACAAATACTCCACCTGCCCCACAAGATGTAGAAAATCAAAGAAACACAGAACGAGGAGGAGTTCATAATGGAGATGGGCCTGGAGCAGATAATGGTTCTCCTTCCACCACTACACCTGCTTCTAGTGCAGAAGATAGAACCAAACAAATTACTGATTATCTTAAAAATTTAGGATATTCAGACGATCTTATTAGTTAGATTATAGTCCTTTTAAACTAGTAGTAGCAATGAAATTCTTTTTATTTAATAATGCAACAAATGAAATAATAGTTAATGAACCCGAGATACTTTTAGTTAAAGAGTTTGCCGCTTTATGGGATAAGGATAGAAATAAAACTAGTAAAGATAAAAGGGGAACTAAAAGAACTAGAGCTTTTCGAGAATTAACATATATATGGTTAATGTGTGATTGGTCTTCTCCGTATGCTGATTATGCAGAATAGGAGAGGCATCAAGAATGTCTGAAAGATGCTAATATGACCGAAGAAGAATGGAATGATCCTACTTTTAGGGCAGCTGCTAGGAAGTATAGAGAACTTCAAGAATCTTCTCGTGCACTTAAATTAATTAAATCTGCTCAATAGGTAGTAGATAAGATTACAGATTATTTTGATACATTAGATATTCAGGAACGTGATGAGGCTACTGGTAAACCTATCTTTAAAGTAAAAGATGTAATGGCAGAGTTAAATAGCGTATCTGATGTAGTAGAACAATTAAAGACTCTAGAAATTCTTTATAAGAAAGAACAAGAACAGGAGAACGGTCTTATGGGGAATATAGAAACTGGAGCGTTTGATTAAAATTAATAAATTATGAGTACATTAAATCAAGAGTATCGTGACTGGGAAAAAGAAATGTATGAATCATACAAATGTGGTGGTAAAGCCAAAAAGAAAGCTTGTGGGGGAGAAATGAAACCTAAGAAGAAAGCTTGTGGTGGAATAAAAATTAAAAAATAATAATATATGTGGGATATAAAAAAAGATGCTGTAATACCTTTTTTCGATCCTACTTTATCTTACGAATTAACCCACTACAGACCTATAGATGAAGAACATGGTTTAGACTTTGATCCATCTTGGTTTACTGAAGCTAGAGATGTTAAATTGGAGACTGGCAAATATTGTTCTTATCCAAGTGGAACAAAAAAATATCATGACTTTTGGGTAGAAGAATATAGAAGATGTAATGAAGGTTTAGAATCACACGGATACAGAATAACTGGAGACCATTACTTCTTCTTAAATTACTATCAATTACCAGAATCTCAAGTAGAAAAAACTGGTCAAGGTCGCGGTATGATTTTTCCATCTTTCTTGAGTAAACAATATGAATATTTTCATTATATAGAATTATGTGAGTTAACTAAACATGATGTACTTGCAGTAAAGTCTAGAGCGGTAAAATTTTGCCGTCTATTTAAGTAATTAAATAGTAATAAATTCCGCAAAATCGGTAAAGGCTAAGGTGATTATTACTATGTTAATACCGAGGTAAATCAGATTATCTCTGATCACCGTAACGCATAGGAATTGAGCGTTAATGAGAGCAATAATATTCCCAAGAGTGCGGAACATCCTTTATATAAGGATGAAAATGTATGCTGAACTTATAGGAAACTATAAGAACTATGGGATAAAAAGCCTGTAGGATAACAAAATTGAGGATTTTCAGAAATCGCTGCTTCTTTAGGTGTAGGAACTTATACAACTAGAAGAAACGCACACTGTGTTTATACTGCATTTGCCCAAGGACATTTGGATGATGTATTATCAAAAGCTTGGTTTTAGCTAGATAATTTAAACTCTAATACTGAAGGTGGAATGAAGCATGTTAGACAAAAATATAACTCTGATATGTATAAAAAAGCCTCTAAGATTAATAAACAACGTGAAGAAATTCCAGGGTCCTGGGGATCTGATATCGAAGGTAAAGTAGTTGATAACCCACGTAAACTTCGTGGTGATCGTATCGATAGGTTATTTTTCGAGGAGGCTGGTTCTAATCCAGTATTAAAGAAAACATATATACAAGGAAATGCCCTTGTTGAAGTCATGGGTAATAAGATTGGAACTCGCTTCGTGTGGGGAACAGGCGGAGACGGAAAATATATGACTGAGTTAAGTGATATGTTCTATAATCCACAAGGTTTCAATGTATTACCTTATAAACATAATTATACTAAAAACGGAGAATATGTTTTAACTGGATTCTTTGTTCCAGCATTTACATTTGTAAATAAACCTGGAATGGTAGATTCTAGGGGGGTTACAGATACAAAGAAAGCTCGTTAGTTCTTAGAAGATTAGCGTGCTAATTTATTGTATGACCCTAAAGCATATTTAATACAATGTGCTGAGTTCTGTTTTTGTCCTGAGGAAGCATTTGCTCTTGAAGGAGATAATCAATTTAATAAAGTATTACTAGCGGATTAGCTCACTCAAATACGTATAGGAGCAGGGCCAAATATAGAACATGGTACAGTAGAATATAAATTTAAAGATGGTAAAGTTGCAGAATCTATGGTAGAAGGCGTAATATTTAAACCATCTTTAAATGGAAAAGTACATATTTTAGAAAGACCAAAAGAAAATGAAGAAGGCAATGTACCATAGAATTTATACGTTGCTGGAATTGATGGTATTGATATGGGTTAGGAAGATACTTCTGATTTTACTAAAGACCCATCTCAATTCTGTGTTGTAATATTTAGACGAGCTTATGGAGTGCACCCTCCTGTGATAGTGGCTTACTATAAAGACAGACCTGAAAGATTGAAAGAAGCACATATGACATGCTTGAAGATGTTATAGTATTATAATGCACAAGCAGTTCTTGAATCTACAAGAATATCTATTTTACAGTTTTTTAAAGAAAAAAGATGCGCCGATAGATATTTAATGCGCAGACCAAGATCTTGCTAGACTGATATATAGAATGGTAGAAGTCGCTAGTTTGGAGCTCCAGCAACACAGAATATTATAGAACACCAACTTGAATTAATAGCTAATTATATAGATGAATATTGTGGTGAAATTTGGTTTAAGGAAGTTATAGAATAGTTAAGTCAATATTCTTATGAGAGAAAAAGAGAATTTGATATTGTTGCTGCCTTAGGTATGGCAATGCTTGCTGACGAAGAGCTAGTATTTGTTCCTCCTAGAATTGATTTAAAGGCAAATCAATTTAAACCTTTCGGTTATTGGGTAGATGAGAATGGTATAAAACATAAAGGCGTAATTCCAGAAAAGCACTCAGGAATGGGACCAAATAATTTCAACACAGCAAAAACATACGAAACTGATTATTATGGGTACGAAAGACTTAGAATTAGCAGTGCGTGATATTATAGAGCGTCTGTATAATGTTAAATATATAGGAAGATTAAAAGTCAGTGAAACTTTTTATCAAATACCAGGACATCCAGAGGGTAAAGACCACCATCTTGGTTTTAAACTTGAATTAGGTTTAAATAAAGACGAACGGCCTGTATCTCTGGCGTGTGATGGTACAATTGAACAATTCTTAAAGTTTATATATAATGAATTAAAGAATAATAGATATCATTATACTGACTATTTTACGGCAAATAAATTATATTTTAATCGTGGCTGTTGCGAAGAGAAATGATGATTATATAATAGAATAGGTAGATAAAGCAATAAATGAACTTGTATATAATAAATATACAATGCAAAAAGCCTATAACTATTATAACGGAAAACGAGACCCTGAATAGTTCAGGTATCTTGAAGAAAATTTTGGCATAGGAAATGCTACTTCAGTAGAATTTACTCCTCTTATTAAAAAACACGTAGATGCTTTAATAGGGGAGTATCTTGATATTCCTATGGTTCCTAAAATATCTTGTAAAGATAAAGAAACTGTTTCTATGATCGATAGGCAAAAATAGATTCAAATTAATAAATCGATATTTGAATTTTATAAGAAACGATTATCTAATGACTTATTGTAGTTCTTAGCTACCGATCAACAGCCTCAGGTTCAAGATGTTGCTATATAGAAATAGTTGGATAAATTAGTTGAAGATATAAATAATAACTTTGTAAGTGATTATGAAAAAGCAGCACAGCATGTATTAGAATATATAATACAGTCTAGAAGCGCTGACATTGAAACTAAAAAGAGAGAATTAATGCTAGATTTATTAGTAGCTGGCTGTGCTTTTTATCGTGTACATCCTTCCCCAGGAGGTACGAATATATCTATAGAAGTTCTTGAACCTTTAAATACTTTTGTAGATAGAAATCCCCATTCTCAATATGTTAAAGATTGTTATAGAGTTGTCATTAGAAGATGGATGACAAAACAACAAATTTTGAATACTTATGGTGATAAATTGGATAAAGAAAGCATTAAGGAGCTTAACGACATGTATGAGCATTATTCTGATAATAATTATATATATGTTCGTAATTTTACTGGTCAAGCTGGGCACGCTTATGTAGAAGGTGATTTAAAAGGCATAGATAATGGAGTAGGAGCTGTTCCTGGTTTTCCTGTAGATCATTATGAATCTTATAATTATAAGTTACTTCCAGTATATGAAGTTGAATGGATTGATATTGACAAGCAAGAGGGATACTATATATAGAATAGATATGAAGGTGTAAGAATTGGACAATCTATTTACATACCAACTGGAAAATCTCCAAATGTTATTCGAACACAAGATGCTCTTACTGAATGTAAATTATCAGTTGGCGGTTTATTTTTATTGAACAGAAATCATCAACCATCCTCTCTTATATTACAATGTGCTCACTTACAAGATAAGTATGATGTTGTAACTTTCTTAAGAGATAATATTCTTGCCAACAGTGGCACTATAGGAGACTGGTTAGATGTTTCCTAGCTACCTTCGTTCCTTGGAACAGATATGACAGAACGATTAATGAAATGGCAAGCTTATAAAAAAGCGGGATTAGCATTAGTTGATTCATCTTAGGAAGGCAGAGGATTCAATAATAACACATTTATGAATGGGTATGATGATGCTGCTAAAGTTCAAACTATGCAAGCTTTTGAAGTTGTACTAGAAAGAATTGAAATGCAAGTATCATCAATAACAGGAGTCTTTAGAGAAAGATTAAATGGTATTACTTAGAGAGATGCAGTATCTAATATTGAGGCAGGTGCTCGAAATTCATTTATTATTACAAAACCATTTTATCAGCAAATGGATGCATTAATAGTAGATGTTCTAGGTGACTGTCTTGATATAGGTAAAATTGTATGGAAGAATGGTCTTACTGGTACTGTGATATTAGGAGATAAATTATAGAAGATTTTTACGGCTCTTCCAGAACATTTTACTCATACCGATTATGATATTCATATAGTACCATCAACTAAGATTTTAAAAGATATGCAATCTATGCAATCGATCGTAATTGAATTAATAAAAAGTAATATGTTAGAACCAGATATTGCAACAGAAGCAATTACGAGTAGGAGTCTCACTGAACTTAAAGATATAGTGAATAAAGCTTGGGCTAAAAAGAAAGAAGAAAATAATCAACTAATGCAGCTTGGGCAATAGTTAGAGGAAGCGCAGAAACAAATAAATCAATTAACACAGCAGAATCAATAGTTACAAGCTAAAGTAAGTCAATTTGAAGAAGAAAGACTTAAAATTGAAAGAGAACGTATGCAAATAGATTCTCAAATACGATGGTTCCAAGCACAGACCGAAAGATCTTATAAAAATGATTCTATTGAGGTTGATCGTCAAAAAGTTAAGATTGAATTAGAATAGCTTAATGATGGCAATCCTTATAATAATGAGGTTAAGTACTAATGGAGCAAATAATTAATTTAATAGTAAATAGTTTTGATTTTGGATATATGTTCTCTGTAAACGTATTAGCCTATTTACTAATAAAAGTTTTAGATACAATGAATGGTAAGAAAACCGTTCCTGTGTGGTAGAAACGACTTATAGCAGTTTTAGCGGGCGTTATTTTAGGAGTTATTATAATTGTTTTTCAGGGCTTTAGTGTTTAGATATTATATAGCTTCATCTTAAGTTTAATCAGCTGGGACGTACTTTTTAAACCATTGCTTAAGAAATTTAAAAATTTAGACTATTTTAAAGGAAATGAAAACGATTCTGACTTTGAGTAAAAAATGTGGATGTACTTTAAACATAGATGGTGCAGATCGTTGTGATTACGTAGATTTAATTAATCAAACATTATTCAATTTTGCCTATGATAGTACTGTCAGTGTAAACTTTTTATATTCAGTTGAATGTGGCGAAGAAACTACACCTGTTTTAAATGATGATGGAATGACTCCTTACAGTGTAATCATTCATTCATTAGATGGTGTAAGACAAAAGGACCATGACGAGATAAAACTCAAGAATGATGGTTGGTACAGAATAATACATACAGTTCTTCCAACTAAGAAAGCTATAGAAGAAATGCAGTTGTAGAAGGGAACAGTGATAGATAGTTTCATAACAGTAACTGGTTTTGATATTCCAGACCTTGTATACGCTTTTGATACAGAAGAGTATAATCTAGTTAAGGCAAATATAATAACTGTACAAACAGTCACAGACGGAAAACTAGAATTTAAAAAAGTATTTACTTGGAAACAAGCGTGCTGGGAAGAAATTATTGAAGCAATTAATAGTCCATTATCTTCTACTATCGCTTATTGTGGTAAAGACTATTTTAATTATTGTAAATTAGAGTAGGCTTATATGGATAAAGTAAACGATTTGATTAAGTTATATACTGGAGAAAATGGTATATGCACTTAGAGTTGTGATTCTTTTTCTAAGGATAATAATTTTGATATATAGATAAGAGATTATTTCTGGATGGCAATGAATGCTATTAAATATTGCATAGATATGGAGATGTATTGCAAAGCTTTATCTATATTGAAATGTGTTGAAGCATGTAATATTTATAGCTCTAAATCAGTTGATAACAATGCAGACTGCGGATGTTCTTAAAGATTTAAAATTATAGGTTATTTAGGAGATGTCTGATTTATGTAAACAATTAGGTAATGGTTACTCTAAGAATTGTTATGAATCTACTCTCCAAAAGATTTCACTAATTGAGAATTACGAAAACTTAGATAATGGTAAAATATATTTACAATTATTTTTAAATTGATATGACGAAAAAAAATTGTACGTGTTCCTAGTTATAGGAAACAATCGACAAAATTTTTATAGATGATAGCTGCTGCTGTCAAAACACAGTAGTAACACCTACTAATAATTGTTGCAGTTGTGACCCAGTAATAGATCTAATAGACACAGATAAGTTTGCATGTGCTTCATTTAATAATGATCACAATCTTAAGTATAGAATGATAAGAGAAGAGTGGCTAACATGGGGAACCAACTCTAAAGAAGTATATAATACTATTATAGAGAGCCAAGTTTCTGGAGCTATACTACTTATAAAAGTTATAAGAAATGATGTAAACGAAAATAGTAAAAACTATATCTTACCTCCTTTAGAAGTTTCTCAGGATGTAGAATCAGGAATATACTTCATAAAGTATTTTAAACTTATGGGTGGAAATCTACAATTATGCACATACACGATTCGACAGGTTAATAATGACGGAACTACTCTATATGAAACTTCTTGGGAATCTAAAGCTATAGATAATTTTGACCTTAGTTAGTACTATAAAAAAACTGAAATAGATAATAAATTCAATACTATAATAAATAATTATTATACTAGAAATACTATTGAAGCCAATTTTTATAGAATAGGTACTTTATACAGTAACGATGAGATAGATAATATGTTTGCTAGCAAAATACTTTGGGAAAAAGGTAAGGGTAATTTATCTACTCAAAGAATTGGTGCAAGATGTAATGCTAAAGGTGACACTTCATTCGTAACAGGATTAGATAACTCTGGAAATAGTACTGGTACTACAGTTACTGGCGTTGAAAATGAAGTTACTGGTGCTTATTCTACTGCTACTGGATATAAAAATACCGTTAATGGTATGAGTAATTTTGCAACAGGCAATGCTAATAAGCTTAATGGTAGCCATTCTATAGCTGCAGGACAAAGCAATACCATAAATGGAAATTACAACTTTGCAGAAGGTCAAAATAATAAAATATATAGTAACTTATCTGCTACATTTGGTGGTTATAATTAGATTGGTCTTGATAATGAAACTAACACACAAGAAAATAAAAAAGGATCATATTCATTTGCTACAGGACAATACAATATAGTAAAGAATGATTGCTCTTTAGCGGCTGGATCTTCGAATACAGTAGAAGGAAGATCATCTACAGCTTTAGGTTCTGGAAATATTACTAAAGGTGATTTATCATATGCATTAGGAGAAAATAATACTTCAAATAATCATTATAGCGTAGCATTAAATTAGCAAAGTAGAAGTAATGGTATGGCAAGTATCTCTGGAGGGAGACGCTCATATACTGAACTAACAGGTTCGTGTGCTATTGGGTCCCCTATTGATGTAAACTATTATGCAAAATTAGTAACTACTAATAAAACAGATCCATATTATGGGTATCTTGTATTGACTGATATAAACGGTAATCCTACCAGTATAGACGAAAACTCTATTGCAGCAAAACGTTTTAGATTTACTGCTGAAAATAAATATTGTGGAGAATTAACAGTTCCGTTAACAGACACAGAAGGAAAAGATACTAATTATACTAGACGTTTTATCTTTGGTGCTATTTGGCCTTCACTAACAGATGTTAAATTTGTAAATAATAATTTGTATTTTAAAACAGATGCTACAGATAATATTGTTTGGTTATTTACAAATATTAAGAAAGGTACAAACGCTTGGGGGGACGGAGTACGTTCTATTAGGTATGCTTCAGGATTTGATGGATGTAAAGCTGTAGGTATAGGAGCACACGCAGAAGGCTATGGTACTATAGCAAACGGTAACGGTAGTCATAGTGAAGGTATAAATACTTATACTTAGAATGATGGCGAACATGCTTGTGGTATTTATAATTACTCTACTAAGATCCATAACGAAACTACCGATGATGAAACTCTATTTTCAATAGGTATTGGAAATCAAGAATATGTTAACAACGAGGATGGTACTAACGTAATAATACATAGAAAAAATGTTCTAGAAATAACTAAGAATAATAAGATTTATTTGCGCATTAAAGATGATAATAATAATGAAAATCTTTATGACTTAGGTAAGATGTTAAATCTTTTAATGACCAATGTATTAAAATCAGCACAAATAGATAGTTTAAAGGTTTCAGATAGAGAAACAAATAATAATAATACAGATGTTAATGCTCTTGTTAATGCTCAAAAAACTGGAATTAAAGAAAAATAAATATGGATAATTACGAAGTCGATCCTAATATTAAATAGATATTAGATTTAAAAAATAATAAAGGAGTGTTTCCCCTTACGGTAGATAGTGCTGTAGTAGCACATTCTCCAAGTGGGGAAACCACTTATTTAGATTCTGTTGTAGATTATCTATATCAATAGGTAGCAGATAAATTAAGATTATATACAGAACAGGATGGAACTTATACAAAAGGAAAAGCTTATCCTGCTACTATGGGCGTACAAAATGCTAATAATATTAATGCTTTATAGAATACTGTAAATAATTATGCTTCTCTATTATCTGCTTTACAGCAATAGGTTAACAATATAGATCCTACAGACGACATTACGTCTATAAATAATACTATATAGGAGTTATAGGATATTCTCAGTAACTTATCTGAAGCTTCTGAATATTCATATCAAGAAATTAAATTTTCTGATTCATTAGCTATGCCTCCTAACAACCTTGATGATACTACTTATTGGAAAAACCAACCAATAGATAATCCTCAACATTTATGGTTAGGAACTAGGACAATAACCATTAAAAGAGCAGAAAATGGTAGCCCTATAATAACTAAAGGCAATGCTGTAGTTGTATCTCTTCAAGGACTAAAAGGAGATAAAGGTGAAAATGGCAGAGATGGTACAAGTATTCCAGGAACACAAGGTTTAAGTGGTCCAGTTGTTCGCTTTAGAGGAGAATATGACCCAACCACTACTTATGAAAATTCTTCTTTAGATACTTAGCGTTCATCAACTGATATTCGTTATATAGATGTAGTATATGTTGTAGATGAGTCTAATAATTAGACTAATTATTATATGGTAAAATCAGAAGCTGAAGGGACAAAATATACAAGCGCTAATCCTGAAACTTCAGACGATTGGGAACAAGCTACTGGTTATTCATTTATTGCTGCAGAAGCTTTATATGCACAACATGCTCATATAGATAACTTATCAGGTTATGAATTTGTGGTATAGGACAATCATAATAATATTGTAGCTGGTATGACTGGAAGTAATGTGGCTAACTCTGTTGTTAATAGTAGTAATAATAGTGCTAATACTCCTGTAAGAATTTGGGCTGGATCTCATACAACGGATAATAGTAACCTAATTAACCTATAGGATGATAATATACCATTTAAAGTATTTCAAGACGGTAAATTAAGGGCTACTAATGCAGAAATTAAAGGTAATTTGTCAGTTGATTCTTTACTACTTACTGGAAATCAAGGCTCATATTATTATAATCTATCTAATTTAACCTTACCTAAAGTAGATGGTGAAAAACATAGAGTAATATTTATTATTACAGCTGAAAATAAAACAATTGTAAATGTTCAACAAGGAGATGTATTATTTGCTTTTTCTAATGGTAATATACAAACTACTAATAGCACTACTTTATCTACATATAAAATATATTTAGCTATTAGTATAAATAATGGCCAGGATTCGGGGTGGCTTCTTTAGAATCTTAATGCTTTAGAATTACGAGCATCAATGGGAACTGTTTCTAGGAATATAGTAACAGGCTCATTAATAGAAAATGGATATTGGACTATACCTAGTGAGGAGCATAATAATAAGATAAGATTATATTTAAATAGAAATTTAGGTGATATTTGCAGCTTTACTACTATTAATACTTCATCATATACTAATCCCACAAATCCTGTATTTTCTATACAAGGAGAAATAAAGTTTGAAATAAAGGAAAGTGGTAACCTAACAACCCTAACAACACTGTGTTTATACCCTATGTAGCCAAGTGAACTTTCTAATGGAAAGATTACAATGGGAAGCATTATTGATACTTATAATGGGCATGAAAATGATAATCCTAAAAAATTATATATTAAGAGTACTGAAGGAATTGTTACTGAAGGGACTGTTATGGTATATAGTAATTCTAACGATCATACTTAGGATTGTATAGAAATATCAATACCTCTAATAGAAGGTATGGATGGTGGAACATCGATAAGATGTACACCTTCTATAACATTGACAGAGACCTTTAATTATGTGGCTACTACAAATTATTCTACCCCAACAACTACTAGTGTAGTAGGTTCTAGTGGGTTTGTTATAAAAGATGGTAGTATAGTAGCAACTGATATGCCTGAAGGAGCTACTGTAAATATGAAAGATTGTATTGTTTATAAAGATGTAACTGGAACAGAAACTAATGAACAATATTAGGTAGCTAACTTTGGAGCTTCTAATGTTACTATTGGAAATACAATATTAAATCCTAATAGTGCAATAATAGTAAAAGCTAAACCTAATATACATATAGATTTTTCTGATGTTACAGCAATAGATTCTTCAGATATTTATAATGTTGATCCTGCAGAACCCATAAGTCCAGCTAATCATTAATATTTTTATTAAAAATTTTTAGCTATAAGAAAATTATAGTATATTTGCAGTACTATTTAGATACAATTTTATTTTAAATTTAATTAAAAAATGTTTATGAAAGTATTTTATGCATTATTGATGGCACTTATCACATTTGTAATTGGATTGATTCCAATGTTAATGGGTGCTCCTGTAGCTGCTGGTATGGTAGCTGCCGCAATCGGTGGCGTATTTGCGGCTGGTAGTTATTGGTTTGGTGCTAGTGTAGAGGGCGGCTATAGCTTCGATAAACAGTCTTGGATTGCTATGGCTATTCAAGCAGTTGGTATTATTTTGGGCGTAGCTGTCGTAGGCGGTATCTTCTTATTCCCAGGTGTATAATGGTTTAGCTTGATAAATTATATCATTTTGCTGCCTGTTTATTTATTACATTATTTTGGGGAGCACTAACTTGTTTATCTACTTCATCTATAGTACCTATCTTAATGAGTGCTGCAGGTGCAGGTTTAGGTGCAGGTTTTGGGAAAGAATATGGTGATTTAACTGCTAAAGATAATACTTGGGACTGGAAAGATATTATTGCAGATATTATAGGAGTAGCAGTAGCAATATTAATACTTCTAATAATAATGATATTATGATATTATTACATAGGAGTCAATCTCCTATGTAATAATTTATATTATTTTTTGTAAAATGGATAATTTAATAAGAATAAAACAGATAATAGACCATACAACTAAAGAGCCTTACTATCCAACTAGTCATGCAATAGCTGTTGGTTACACAGATAAAAACGGAGAATGTACTACAGTCTAGGAAGCTCTGGATACTTTAAGGAATGCTTTTGAAACATTAAATACTTTTTATCTTACACTTGGCTATAATTCAAATTAGGCTTTTCCAGGGAATGAGGGCAAAGCATTGCAAGATCAATTTGCAAGTTTAACTGTAGATGATTCTTTAAATTTAGAATCTATAAAGCCAGTATAGAATAAAGTTGTAACAGAAGCAATAAATTAGTTATTTAGTTGTATTACTGATAGAGTGTGCTATTGCACACCGTTAGATGTACATTATATAAAATATTCAGTAATTACTTCTCCTGACATTACAGGGGAAATTACTTATTCTAACATTTAACTAATTAGCAATGAATACAAATAACGCTGTACAATTACAAGATAAAATAGATGGTCATGACATTTACCCTAGAACATTAGCTTCTTTAGTACAAACCTCGGATGGTTCAAATATTGAAGATGGAAAAGCAAATAAAAGTGATGTTTACACTAAAAATGAGATAAACACACTTTTAGAGAATAAGTAGAGTACCTTAGCAAGCGGTACTAATATAAAAACAATCAATAATATTTCTCTTTTAGGAAGTGGTAACTTACCATTAGCAGATTTAACTGAAGCTAAAAAAAGTGATTCCCCTACGTATAAAGCCCTAAAATAGGGAGAAGAACAAATGGTAGTACTAAAATCTATGGGTGATTTAGATATTATACCTTTAGATTCTAGCTTACAAAAATATGATTTGAATAATGATGGTGCTATTAATTATGCTGAAATTTCAATTTTATACAGTATAATGTTAGGGAAAAAATATGACGGTTTCTATTATCAAGTAGTTAACCAAATTGAAGGAGACACATCTTCTCCACTAATTTTACAAAAGTCTGAAGATAAAACAAATTGGGAAGATGTAGTGGGAAAGGAACCAGATATAAATGGCAATGGGAGTATTACAGGATAGGATGCTACTGGTTTCTATAATTTAATTACAAGTATAGCTGCACAATAGGGAGTAGAGTACAATTCTGATGAATTTACTGGAAGCACTGCTTTATTCTCAGTATTTGATCCAAAAGAAAAGAAAATTATAATAGGTTATAATTTTAAGGACTATATTGATCCTAAATATGATAAAGAAGACTATACTTTATTAAAATTAAATCCAAGTCCTAATGTTATATATTGTAATTCTTTCAACAATAAGTTATATCGTTGGTGTAAGACCCCAGAAGATAGAAAAATGGTAGAACTTAATTCACTCGCAACACCAACTTTAAGAGACGTTATACTTCGTGTAGAACAAGTGGAGCGTTAGATGAAAAACCTTGAAGGTTCAGTAGATACTGATCCTAAAACTCCTGTAGAACCAGCAGAATCTTAATCGGAAAATAATATAATAAATAAATATGAATTAATATGGCAATGACAGTAAATGACATTGATGATTACAATGAGGACATCTTCGAAGAAGATCCTGTGGAAGATGATGGTAATTATCAAGAAGAAAATCAGGACATAGATTCGTTTGATAATGAAGATTTTAATGATGCAGATGGAGATATTTATGAAGATGAAGAAGATGATGCTAACTCTAATGAGTCTATAACAGACAAATTTTTAAGAAGTAAAGGCATTAATCCTAGAGCTGTAAAATTTGAAAGTTCGGATGGTTATGTCGAACAAGACTTCAATGACCTAACAGAAGAAGAGCAACTTCAAATACTTCAATCTAGTGACTTAGATGATGATTATGGTTTAACTGACGATGAAATTAATATAATTAATTCGATGCGTCGTAATAATTGGAGCCCTTCTGATTACAATAATTATATAGCAAACCTAGCTATTAAAAATTATGTAAATCAGCAGCAGAATTTAGACGAACCAATGTACAATATAGATAATTTTTCAGATGAAGAATTATATTTAATTGATTTAAAGCAACAGATTCCCGACATTACAGATGAAGAAGCCTATAACGAATTAGATAATGCGAAACTTAATCCTGAGATTTTTAATAAACGAATATAGAGTTTAAGAAAAGATTATAAAGATAAAGAAGATTCTATAAGAGAAAAAGCAGAAGCAGATGCTAAAGCAGCTGCAGATGCTTAGATGGAACAGTTTAGTAATACTATTTTAAATACTATAGAACAAAATTCCGTTATCGATTTAGGAGATTCTTCGTTAGAAATGTCAAATGAAGATAAAAACGTTGTAGCAAACTTTCTATTAGGTAAAGATCAAGCAGGAGTAAGACACGTTGCGAGAGCCTTAAATGATCCCAAATCTTTGGTTGAGATGGCTTGGTATTTAACTAAAGGGAAAGAAGCATTTAATACTTTATAGAATTACTATAAGTAGAAAATTACTGAAACTGCTAGACGTAATTATACAAAAGGTTATGAAGATGCCTCTGGTGGTCGCAAAGCTAATTCTGCCAAGGCTATAGTAAAAAGATCTAAGAAAAATGCTCCCTTAAATAGGGAATTAACTATAGACGATATAGATTAATTTAAAATTTAAATAATATGATAGTAGCAAATTTCGTAACAAACCGCCCTACTATGAGCGAAACTCGCACATACGAGGATTTTTATAAATTCCTTGGGGCAAAACCTACTCGTCTCGGTGTTGTTTCGAGACTTTATCCTGAATTAACTGCTTCTTATTTAACTGAATCTTTGAGAAATATTTTCTACATGGATTCTAAGTCGAATAATAAGTATAGAAACATCGACTCAATGTACTTTGAGTGGGAGGTAGAGACCAATTATATTAAACGTGTTGAACTTGCAGCTACTCCAGAAGGTGATGGCTGTAATGGTACTTCTATTTTCTTTGCTTTTAAAGAAAATTATTATCAGAAGTATGACATTTGGAAGGCTGATAATACATTTGAACAGTTCCAGGTAATTTCTCGTCCTGTTCGTAAGGCTGACGATTATTGGGTACTCGAATGTCGTTTAATCACTACTGATCTTAACGATAAGATTGATCCTAATGACTATCACGCTGGTGATACTACTCGCTTCCAGAGTAACGCAATGCCTGAATTACACGAAGAGGGCTATGTTAAGTATCAATCTAACGTAGAACGTCATCGTGGTTACATCTCAACTCACCGTGTTGATGATACTTATTCAGCTCTTTATAAAGCTCATGAAAATGTATTTATCTCGATTGGTAAAGGGGACGGTAACGGCAATATGAAAGAAACCATGTATAAGATGGATACTGTAGAGAAGAATCTTCTCCAGAACTTCTTATATGTTCGTAACAATGGTTTACTTTTCAACAAGTGTAATGTTGATAAGAATGGTAAGGCCACCATTAGCGATCCTGATACTGGTCGTCCTATCTACATTGGCGATGGTATCATTCCTCAAGTAGAACGCTTCGCTTCGAAGTATGTTTATAACACTCTTTCTGTTGATGCATTCCAAACTGCAATCAGCATGATGTGTCAGAAAGCTGAAAAGGCTGAAGGCAACAAGTTCGTCTTCATCTGTAACGAAAAGATGTGGCATGATATTCAGAGAACTCTTGGTTCTTGGCTTGCTAACTTCAAGACCTGTGGCACTTATCTGTGGTCTAAAGCTGCTAATGGTTATGTAAATGTTGGCGCAACATTTAATAGCTATGAATATGCAGGTAATACTATCTCATTTAAAGTAGATAGAACTTTCTCTCGTGAGTATGGTGACAATAAGGGCTTTGGTTTATTCCTTGACCTTACTGCTGATAAGACTAGCGGTGAACCTGCTATTGAAATGTTCTCACTCAAGGGTGGTGACTTCATTAGCAACAAGCTTCCTGGTGTTGGTGGTCTTGATGGTCTAAGCTCTGGCTTAGTTGCAAGTACAGTTGCTGGTAGTAAGCTCATTAACTGGGGTTATTCTGGCGTAGCTGTATTTAATCCTTACAGAAGTTTTATCTTAAGAGAGGCGTAATTATATTATTAATATTGGGAGTAAATTTTTACTCCCAATATTTAATTATTTTAATTGGAAAATATTAAAAAGTTTTTGTAACTTTACAACATATAAAAAATATTGCTAAATATTAATAATCGTAAAAATATAAATAACTATAGTTATTAGATATCCTAATGATAAGATACCATTAATAGCTAGATTCGATTAAGTTTAAGATGTTTTTTATAAATCTTTCAAAAACTTTAATTTTATTTATGGATACAAAAGTTTTCTCTTTCCCTGAAAATGGAAATAATGATCTTGCTACCCTGTTAGCATTGAATGGTAACAACAACAATGGCTGGGGAGGTAATTTTGGAGGTGGAGTCCTTGGATTTATTCTTGGTTTGTTATTCGGCAACGGTGGAAACGGTTTATTCGGAGGCTCTAATTCCAATAATAACACTGATCTAATTATGCAAGCAGTTAGTGGTACAGACGCTGACATTAGAGCCTTATCTTCTACACTGAATACAGATTTAGCTCAGACTACCGAAGCAATTCATCAGATCCAAAATGCAGTTAATCAAGTATCTGCAAGTACAGGAATGGGATTTTTGTAGGTTATTAACGCTTTCCAGTCTGGAAATGCAGCAATAAGTCGCCAGCTTTGTGAGTGCTGCTGCGAAAACCGATTATTAACTACTTAGCAAGGTTACGAGAGTAGAATTGCAATGGCTGATCAAACAAATCAGTTAAAATCTCAGGCAGATAATAATGCACGCTCTATAACTGATGCGATTACAGCTCAATCAGCAATGATTACTCAAGAATTCTGCAACCTCAAAGAACGTGAACTTCAGGGCAAGATTGATTCTTTGACTGCAGAAAATGCAATTTTAAGAACTACAATGAATAACGATGCTCAGACGGCTAGATTTGCTCAGATGCTTGCTCCTATTTCGGCAGAAATAGCATCTATTAAGGCAGCTCAGCCTCCAACAGTAACTCTTCCTTTGAATCAGTATACCGCTGTTCCTACTTTACTAGCTAATGCTGGTTCTGACTTTATTGCCAGTTATTGGGCTAATAGATTAACTCAGGCAACTACAGATACTACACCTACTACTCCAGCAGTTAATGCTTAACTAAATTAGTAAAGATATGTTCGGGACTTTAAGATAGGGAGATACGGTACTTGTCCTGGAATAGTCAGATAAATTGACTTTAAATACAGGAGAGATAACAGAATTATTACCAGTATATCCACAAAATTATAATTATAGTGGTAATATAAATATGAAAGTTAAGATAAATGGTTAGGAGTATGAATTTAAGAAGGTGCCGTGGAATCAATCAGTTGCCAAAAATGGGAAAATCATAATCGGAGAAAATAAAGACGTTATTCTTAAAGAAGTTTCAGCTTTAAAAGAAAATAGTGAGTAGATTTTAAGCAATATTGATTATTATAAACAGCTTATAAAGGACTGTGATACAATATTAAGAAATAATGATACCTACTATAATTCTACGGCGAAGCATGATGAAGAAATTAATGACTTAAAGAATCAGATTAATGATATGTCAAAAGCATTGGCAAAGATTGAGAAATTACTATCTAGTCAGAACGCGGATTAACTTTTTTAAAAATTATAAAAACTATGGGTTATATTGTTGAAGCTTATCGTGATAACGAGCATCTTAAGAAGAAATTATATGAAGCTAAAATGGCTGTTTGCGAAGCTATGGAAGCTTTAGAAGAAATGGACGACATGGAATACAATGAACGTCGTGGTTATAGAATGAATCAGAAATCTAATTATCCTAACTATAAGGGTGGGAGATACGACTATTAATAACTTACTATAATTATAGGGAGGGACGTGACTCCCTCCCTTAATTTTTATTATGACAGACTTAACACAATACGACATTAAACCTGCTGCAATGGTAAATTATTTAAGGTATAATGGTCCTCATTTTACAGAAAAATTAGCTAATTTTGCAATTAGTAAAATGAAAAAAGATGGAAAACCTTTGCAGAAGATTGACAAAGCCAAATTAGATAGTATGATGAATTCTCAAAATATTACATTAGATAATAATTATTTAAGTGACGCATTATATGTAGTTAATATGGCTAAAGCTGACTACTGGGGAAGTAGTATAGTTAATGAACCAAGCTTAGCTAAATTCGTAAAAGATTACATAGATGATGAGGATGGTTATGATGGAATTGCTTTCAATAGATTCCTAGCAGATTGTGCTAGAAAAGGAGTTGTAATTGATTGGGAAGCAATGTTATGATATATATTAATATACAAGACAAGTGGGAAATACTCATATATTTATATGGGCAACATAATGAAAGTCTATATGATGCTTTATCTGAAATAGGAGTTTCATAGAAAGAAATTAATAAAGCCTTCGACTTATATCATTCTATAAATAAAGGTTTTACTTATTCTAACTTAAGATTACAAACTTCTGTAGTAGGCATTAGTAAAGCATCATCAAAGTCTGAATTTTATGATACTGTTACTCACGAGTTTAAACATATATAGTCACATATTTGTGACTATTTTAATATTGATGAGAATAGTGAAGAAGCTGCTTATTTAATAGGCTATATGATGCGACTTTTTGTTAATAAAATCTTATAATCATGGAGAAAGGACATATACTATATTATCCAGACGGATAGCATAATATTAATTTAAAAAGTGTTGAATTAGAAGAATAGACTACAGAAAATAATACTGTATTAAAATATAAATCTAGCGATGGTAGTGATAGATATGTATCTACTAGTAATACTCCTGGTGGTGGAGGTGGTGGTAGTGGTGATATTATCTGTGTGCGAATAAATGCTGTTCCCAACGAAAGTGGTAGTGGGGTTCACTGGGTTACTGATAAAAATTCAGCAGATGTTGTAAGGGCAATACGAGAGGAAAACAAAGGTGTTGTTTATGTTTGTAATAGAATTCCTGATGGTTATAATTTCAGGATTACATCACAAGTTATCATTGAAGCAACTACAAATAAGATTGGAGTAATCTTTCCTGGAGATTGGCTGGAAGGTGAGATGATGTCACAATATGCTTTTACCCATATAGGCTTTGAGGCGACTGAAGGTTACGAACAATAACTAAAACTGTTATCAAACAATATTTATTTAATCATAATGTTGTGAATATTCAGTATAACCTGCCCGAGGCAATATAGTAGTTTATAATAAGTAATGACAACATAAGCACAAAATTAATTAACTATTAAATATATAAAAACATGAAAACTCAAGGTTTTTTATTAAAATATCCAGAAGGAAAATCTGAAATTAATCTGGAGGGAAATTAGTCAACAAAAGATTTAACTATTACTACTTGGCAAGAACTCAAAGATAAACGTGATAATGGACAACTTGTTCCAGGTAGTCTTTATCGTATAACAGATTATCAATGCACAACAACCCAAGAGAACACTCAATCAGCAGGTCATCAGTTTGACATTGTTCTACTTGCTTTGAGTGAAAATAAGTTAGCTGAGGAAGGTTGGGCTATGGAACATCCTGCTGATATATATAATGTCACATTTGAATCTGATAACGTTACAATAAAATGCTATGTATATGATATTATAATAGAGGGTTCCCCATCTATAAATGTTGTAAATTGTGAAACATTATTAGGAACCACTCTATCTCCATCACATATTCAGAACAGAAATCGTGTGAATAAAACTATGACTGTTGTAGGTAGAGCAAGCACTATGTTAACGATAGAGGATTTACAATACAGATATTTTCAATATTCTAACTTATCTGCTTGGAAAGTATGGTACTGTTTGGATAATGATAAGAGTAGGTTTGCTTGGGCTGATGATAGTGTTGATGAGGGTAATCCTGCGAGTATAATGGGAAACACTTCTACTACTACTACATATACAAGAAATTTGCAGAATGATACTGAATATGAAAATGTGCAATATTATGCGTGGGAAGATACTGATAACAACCCCATCTACACAACACGTGAAACTCCACAAATAGGTGATTCTATTTATGGCGAGGGTAAGGGTGGAGTTATTGAAGATTTATTTATGAATGTGTCACAATTCACTCCAGCTCAAGAAGGCACTGGACTTCCCAATGGTCGTGGTGTAATCTACCGACTTATTGATGAGTTTAACAACGATGTATGCTACGACTTTAAGAATATTCAGTACATTAGACCTTTAGATGCTAATGGTGAATATGACCCCGACAATGGCACAGATACTTATGTTTACACATTCAATGGATGGGATGGGGACAATAGTATTATTATAGATTATTCACTCGCTTTTGAGGATGCGAATAACAACAAGATAACCGTCCCTTTCCCTGATAATTTCGTTTTGCCTGATGTGGTAAGTGTTACTCCTATGATTTTTAGTAGTAGTAGTAGTGGTAGTAGTAATAGTACCATTAGTGGTTCTAACAACAAACTTGAAGGCTGTGAAGAATTGGTGGTCATAGCAGACAAGTCAACTTTTATAAATTGCAGCGGTGGCACTATCGGTGACGGCACTCAAGACCCTGCAATCTACATTAACAACACGAAAGTTCTCACAGAAAAATAACTTGCAATGAAAGATGATTTGAATTAAAATAAAATAATATAAATGGAATATCCTGGTTTACAAAATAATAATAAATCAAAAGAAAAAACTCCCGATCTTATAGTTGCGGATAACGTTTCGGAATTACCATATAATAGTAAATCAGGTTCTATAGTAGAAGTAGTTAACAAAGGTGTAAAAAAACTAACATAGGATGCTGTTTTTCCTCACTATTTTTATATTCATATAAATAATACTAGCGTTGGAGATATTGCTCGTACTGACGATGGTAAAATTCTTTCCATTTAGGAAAATTTAGAAGCTGTTTATTATAACTCAAATAATTAGAAAAAAATAATACATTATTAGAGAGTTGCAATATAGGAATAGGTTTATAGAGAATACGAAGTATAGGAGAACTTACGCTGGAAAAATCTAAATAACATTAAAATCTTTACTTTCTAGCCAAGTAAAGAGCCTTATTTGTATAATGGTGAAGAATGGGAAAAAATGGATTATGTGCAAAAAAGTGATTTTGCATTTGATAATTCCCCTACACAAGACAGTTCTAGTCTTTTAACTTCTGGAGTCATATATAACGAATTAAGTAATAAGGCAGATTTAATTAATGGTAAAGTTCCAAGTGATTAGCTGCCTAGTTATGTTGACGATGTGATTGAATTTCCTGAATTTCAAAATTTTCCAGAGATTGGAGAATCTGGGAAGATATATATAGATATCAGTACAAATTCATGCTATAGATGGTCTGGTAGTACTTATATAGAAATTCAATCACCTATAGAACTAGATGAATATCCTATTAGGAAAG